CACAAGAATATGGTGGAAACGCACAACCCTAAACAAATCTCTTCCGAGAAATGTCCAAACCCATTGGACCCGCGCCCACCCATGAAGTTTTTAAACTGGTGGATGATTAAAACGCCGCCTGAATATTCGCTTCTATTTCTGCCACCATTGAACAGGATCGAAGACAGGTTCCTCTGTTACTCTGGGATCGTCGATCACCCGTACTTTCAGTACGAGTATGTGAACTTTCCGTTCTTCTTCACAAAAAACAGCTTCAGAGGCGTTATAGAGGCCGGGACGCCCCTGATGCAGGTCATACCAATACGAAAGGATTTTTTGTTACCTTCCTATAATTGCCGTCAGGTTTCCGAAGAAGATAAGGAAAAAACTGGCTGGATGCGTAAGATGAAGACGCTCGTCAACCAGTCCGTGTACCGCAACCACATCCATAGGAAACTGTGATGTCGAACTATGTGTTTGCGCCGCCGCCGCCAACTGAAGCTGAGAACAACGTGTTTGCCACTTGGGAGAACGGTTTTTCTAAGGAAGAGTTGGACAGGATTTCGGCGTATTGTGACCAGAACTTACCTCTATCTGGGTCCATAATAAGTGGTGGCGGGACTGCCCCTGAGTGGCGTCAATCGCGCACTGGCTGGGTCACTAACAACAACGATACGGCTTGGTTCTACGATAAAATGGCCTTCATAACCCGTAAGATCAATTCAATCTTTTACCGCTTTGATCTGTACGGGTTCGTGGAGGATATGCAGTACACGGTCTACGGCAGTGGCGGCGACCACTATGACTGGCACATCGACGCTGGCGGGGATAATACCTGTCCGCGCAAACTAAGCCTGTCACTGCAACTTTCTGACCCCAGTGAATATGAGGGTGGGAAATTAGAATTTATGAACGGAAAAGACGTTACGGTTGCCAATAGAGAGCGCGGCTTGGTCGTGGCTTTTCCAGCCTACAGGCTTCACAGGGTTACCCCAGTCACCAAGGGTATACGCAAGTCCATCGTCGTGTGGACTACCGGCCCGCAGTTTAGGTAATCGACATGGCAGACACACTAGACCAGTGGCAGTATTTCTCGTCGCCAATATACAGCATAGAAAAGCCCGAGTTCCTGAGCGACGTACTTGCCGCTAGTAACGACGCTTTGCGTAAGGCCCGTAAAGAAGTGAAGCCGGATGAGATATACCCGGTCACAATGGCTGGGTTTGATAATGAGCCGCGCATAACCCCGTTCTGGGACTATACCATCAACACCGGCTGGAACCTGCTCAAGGACCAAGGCTATGTGATGGAGGGGCTGGAGACGTACTTCACCGAGTTCTGGTGCCAGCAGCACGACAAATACTCGTCTATGGAATACCACACCCACGGCGACTGTAAGCTCGTCGCATTCTACTTTTTGGAGTGTCCAAAAGACCCGCCCCGCCTTGTGGTCCATGACCCAAGACCCGGTAAGATTATGTCGCCTCTGCGCGAAGCTGACGTTAATGTAATTTCTCAGGCTTCAAACGCCGTTAATTTTATCCCGAAACCGGGAACACTAATGTTTGCCAATGCGTGGCTACCTCATAGTTTCACGCGCAATTCGTCTGTTAAGCCTTTCAAGTTCATTCATATGAACATCGACACAAGGCCGTTTGCGCCCCAAGTCTGCCACCCACCTACGGCTGAGATCGTGTGATGGCCCAGTTCCAAATACGGTTTAACAAGACCCGTGGCCTGCCAAACCGGGGGACCGCCGATCATGTTTGGCGGGTGTTTGAAGACGGGAAAGAGTATCTATTCAAGAACGTGCAAATTGGTGTAGAAAGCTACGGTGCTAAGACTGGAGAAGACTGGAGTATCTGTTGCGAAGGAGTTTTAGCAATAGATAGAAGCACTTCCACGGCTATAATTAGCGCCCATACTGTAGTAGATATAGAAAACAAATAACTAGAGACGTACTAAAATGGAAGAACAAATTGCGCTCCTTCGTGAGCAAGCCAAGATTGAACTGACCAAGCTGGAGGCCGCTGCGTCGGCCAAGGATGTCGCCGGTAAGGCAATCGGCAAGCAGGGTCTTTTCTATATCACCCTAATCGTCGTGATCGGCGTGGGCGCGTCCATTGTGCTGGAAAACCAGAAGATCGCCGCCGTTATGGGTTTGTTGGGTGCGTCCTTGACCGCCCTGATCTCCATGCTGACCGGCATAGCCGGGGCAAGCCCCAAGCAAGAACGCCCTGAGTTCGAGGTCATCAAGAGCCTGATCGAGCGGCTGGACCGTCTGGACCGCCCAGAGCAGCCCATGCGGGTTGACGTTGAAGGTGATAAAGTCACCGTGCGCCGTGGCGAAGACGTTGTGATGGCCCAAAAGCCTGACCAGAAAAAATAGCCATGCAGCTCTCCCAGCACTTCGCCCTTGAAGAGTTTACCAAGTCTCAGACTGGTGATCGGCTGGGTATTGACAATACGCCCGGTGCAGCCGAGCTGGACTGTCTCAAAGAGCTATGTGAACGGGTACTAGAGCCTATTCGGGAGCACTACGGGCCAGTCCATATCAACTCAGGCTACCGGGGACCGGCGCTGAATAAGGCCGTTGGGGGTGTTGCTACTTCGCAACACTGTCTGGGTCAGGCTGCAGATATTGAAGTTTCCGGGGTTGCTAACGGAGACTTGGCGCAGTGGGTTGCCGATAATCTGGACTACGACCAAGTTATTCTGGAGTGCTACCGGAAAGGTCAGCCCAACAGCGGTTGGGTTCATATCAGCTACAAGACCTCTGGTAACCGCAAACAGAAGCTTACTGCTACCGTTGTCAACGGTAAAATGGTATACACCCCGGGTCTGAACACCTAACCAGAGGGGGTTAAAATGTTTGGTTTTTCCTCCTTTGCGGAAACCCCGTTTGCCGCTCTTGGCGGCGGGAGTATAGAAGTTAGTGTTACCGGGGTTGAGGCTCTAGGTAACGTTGGTACCGTTACGGTAGACGAGAACGAAGTCGTTGATGTTACTGGTGTTTTTGGCACTGGTGAGATCGGTACCCCCACAATCCGAGGTGCAGCCAGTGTAATCCTTACAGGGGTCGAAGCCGCTGGCTATATTGGAACTATTCTAATACAGGGCGCAGCCAATACTGACGTGTCCGGGGCCGAGGCTCTGGGCGAAGTCGGTACCGTCTTTATTTCTCTTGGCGCTCAGGTCTTGGTTACCGGGGTTGAAGGTACAGGCGAGGTTGGCTCTGCGGATGCCCAAGGTGCAGCCAGTGTAATCCTCACGGGGGTTGAGGCTGCTGGGTATGTTGGAACAGTTCTAATATCGGCTGCGGCTAACACAAACGTTACCGGAGTCGAGGCTCTGGGTGAGATTGGCACTGTTTTTATTTCGTTTGGTGTCAGCGTTTCGGTTACCGGGGTCGAAGCTTCTGGGTCAGTAGGAACAGTAACCGCCCAAGGCGCAGCCAGTGTAGTCCTTACAGGAGTTCAGGCCACAGGCCGTGCGGGTGCCCTTACGGTTCAGGCTGAGGCGTTGGTCGATGCTACCGGGGTCTCGGCTACTGGGGAGATCGGGGATGTAGCGGTAAGCGTACGCCAAAACGTGCAGGTTACCGGGGTCTCGGCCACTGGATCAGTGGGTACGGTAACTACCTCTGCCAAGGCTAGTGTTAATGTTATCGGCGTACAGGCTGCGGGTTATATCGCTAATACGCTTGTTTGGGGTATAATTAACGACAACCAGACACCAAACTGGGTAGCAATTCCCACGTAAGGAAAGACTATGGCTAGTACTTATAGTTCGCTGAAACTTCAGCTTATGACGACGGGCGAGAACCTGTCCACTTGGGGTAACGTCACTAACGTCAATCTGGGCACCGCTCTGCAAGAGGCAGTCGTCGGCTCTGCTGATGTGACCTTTGCCAGCGGCACCGTAACCCTAACTCTTACCAATACTAACGCATCCCAGACGGCGCGTAATATGCGGCTGAACCTGACTGGCACTTCGGGCGGTGCGCAGAACTTGATAGTTCCCGCCATTGAAAAGGTCTACCTCGTCAACAACGGCTGCGCCGACGCTATCACCGTAAAGAACACCACGGGCACAGGCATTGCGGTCCCTGCCGGTAAGACTATGTGGGTCTACAATGACGGCACGAACGTCGTGGACGCGGTTACCCACCTTACTTCTCTTACCCTTGGTGCGGCCCTTCCGGTGACTAGTGGCGGTACGGGCGTTACGACTTCGACTGGTTCCGGCAACGTGGTCTTGTCCACCAGCCCGACGCTGGTCACTCCGATCCTCGGCACCCCCACTTCCGGTAACCTGTCTAACTGCACGGGTGTGTCTCTTACTGCGGGTGTTTCGGGGACCCTGCCGATTGCTAACGGCGGTACCGGCGCTACGTCTGCGGCCAACGCTCGTACAGCCCTTGACGTTCCCAGCACAGGGGGCACTGGTGCTACTGGTACTTGGGGTATCGATATTTCGGGGAGCGCAGCAAGCGCCACCACGGCCACTTCTGCAACCAGCGCCACTTCGGCTACAACGGCTACAACGGCCACTACGGCTAACGCCCTGAACACGGGTAACAACTACCAAGTGAACTCTATCGGCGTCGGCACGGCTGCGTCTGGTTCGGCTGGTGAAATCCGGGCTACTGGTAACGTCACTGCTTACTATTCGGATGATCGCCTGAAGCGCCGCCTTGGTTATATTGGCGGTGCCTTGGACAAAGTTATGTCTTTGAGAGGATTTTACTATGAAGCTAATGAAGTCGCTAACCAGCTTGGTTACGAGTCTGTACGGGAAGTTGGTCTGTCTGCTCAAGAAGTGCAAGCAGTTTTGCCAGAGATTGTTAAACCGGCTCCTATAGACCCGCAGTACCTGACCCTTGACTACGCGAAGCTGGTCCCGCTGTTGGTGGAAGCCATCAAGGAACAGCAGATTTTGATTAACAATCTGAGCAAGAAGGTCAATGGGTAATGGCCCTCCCTTCTAGCGGCCCTCTCAGTCTTAACGACATCAAAGGCGAGTTCGGGCCAGTGGGGTCGCCCGCGAATGTTGCGCTTGGTGATTACTATGCTGGCGGTGGGTTAGTCGCTCCGGGAACAACCGGCACCTACGGCGCTGTTCCGTCGTCTGGAGAGATCAGTATCCGTAACTTCTACGGTACATCCGCTGCGTTCACACCAGTAACCAACACCTATAACAGCGGGTCTGGTACTGAGACTGTACCCACGGGTGCTACCCAGCTTGTTATCACTGCATATGGTTCAGGTGGTGACGGCGCTGCTTTTGATACTTCTTCTGGTGGTGGCGGTGGCGGCGGTGCGTACTGCGTCAAGACCGTATCTATCGTGAGCGGGGATTACGGGGTCGGGTTGTCGTGGGCTGTTAACGCCCCCGGCTCTAATGGCGCTTCGTCTGTAACTGGTACCATAGCGGCTGGCGCTCTGGCGGTAAGCGCGGGTGCTGGTCAGAACGGTGGTCTAAACAACGCGGGCGGCGCGGGTGGCACGGCTTCTGGTGGCGATACTAATACGAATGGTGATCCGGGCGGAGCTTACCCCGGTGGTGCAGGGGCGGGTCCGTTGGGCGGTGCTTATCAATTTACTGGTGGGCAGAATGGTAACCCCCTTGGTGGCGGCGGCGCGGGCGATGACACAGGCTCTGCTGGTGTTGGTACTGGTGCCTACGGGCGCATTGTCTTTGCTTGGACATAGGAGAGTTAAATGGCTTTTGACCCCGTTTCAGCCGCGCTCGACATTGGCGGCAAGGTCATTGACAGAGTGTGGCCCGATCCGGCCCAGAAGGACGCTGCCAAGCTGGAGTTGATGAAACTCTACCAGAACGGTGATCTTGCACAGCTTGCGGCCCAGACTGAACTTGCCAAGGGCGCTGCGGACATCATCAAGACGGAAGCGGCTGGCGGGTTTCTCGCTTCTAGCTGGCGTCCGATTACCATGCTGATCTTTGTGGGCCTTATTACAGCCCGGTGGTTTGGCTTTGCCGCGCCCAACCTTCAGGAGGCTGAGTATCTCAAGCTGTGGGACATCGTGCAGCTTGGCCTGGGCGGGTATGTGATTGGGCGCAGCGCCGAAAAAATCGTGCCGTCTATCGCTGAAGCCTTGAACAAGAAGTAAACTAAATGGCTCTTATCAAGCTTCAGTTTCGCCCCGGCGTTAATCGGGATCAGACCAACTACTCCGGTGAGGGTGGTTGGTTTTCTTGTGACAAGATCAGGTTTCGCTCTGGCTACCCGGAAAAGATTGGCGGCTGGATAAAGGCTACCCCCACGTCGATTATCGGTGTGTGCCGCCAGATGTGGAACTGGGTTACCACGTTTACCGATAACCTTCTGGCTCTCGGCACAAACGTAAAAGTTTATATCGAAGCTGGTGGTTACTTTAACGACATCACCCCACTGCGGGACGTTGATCCTACCCTGTCGTCGCCCGATACAGACAACTGCGTGCAGACAGACAACGGGTCTACTACCGTCATCATCAACCTTGCTGCAGCGCACAACGCTGTATCCGGGCAATACGTTACTATCTCTGGCGTAACTGGGGATGTCGGCGGCGTGCCCGATGCAGAAATCAACGCTAACCACGAGATTACGGTAATTGACGCTGACTCTTTCTCCATCACGGTTACGACGGCGGCTACTTCCACAGTTGCTTCTGGTGGCGGCACAGGCATTAGCATCGACTTTGAAATTGAACCGGGCTACCCCATTCTGACTGCGGGTTATGGTTGGGGCACTGGTACTTGGAGTCGTGGCGCTTGGGGTCTGGGTTCCACAGAGCCTGTTTACTTACCACAGCGTGACTGGTGGTTTGATAACTTCGACAACGATCTGGTTATGAACATCCGCAACGGCGCTCCCTACTACTGGGAACGTGGTTCGAACCAAGACCCGTCTAGTGCCTTGGCTACCCGGGCTATTACGCTCCAAGCTTACGCCACCAGCCAAGGGTATAGTTCTAGCGCTGTGCCCGTGCAGGTTATGCAGTTGCTGATATCTCAGCAGGATAAGCATATTATAGCTTTCGGTGCGGTTCCTTACGGCAGCACCAGCACAGCGGACTTTGACCCGTTGCTTATCCGGTGGGCTGACCAAGACAACCCGGGGCAGTGGACTCCCACACCAACCAACTCTGCTGGCTTTTTGCGCGTTTCGCGCGGCTCCGGGATTGTCCGGGCACTACCTACCCGTCAGGAAATTCTCGTTTTCACTGACACCAATCTGTACTCGCTGCAGTTCTTGGGGACTACGGATGTCTTTGGTCTGCAGGAATATCAGGATAACCAGTCCATCATTTCGCCCCGCGCTGTGGCTACAGCGGCCAGTATCACGTACTGGATGGGTCAGGATAAGTTCTACGCCTATACAGGTCGCGTTGAAACGCTGGCTTGCTCCCTGCGTAACTATGTTTTTCAGGACCTTAACTACGCCCAGAGGGACCAGATCGTTAGCGGCACTAACGAAGAGTGGAACGAAATCTGGTGGTTCTACCCCAGCGCTGCCTCTTCCTATAATGACCGT